GTTGTAGTTCGCTACGCAGATAGTTACCCAGCAGCAGCAGCAACTACCGGTTCACCAACCATTACTGTAGCAGGTGGATATAGAGTATATCAATGGACCAGTTCAGGTTCGGTTACCATGCCTACAGGGGCAGCTACAGCTGGCCTCGGCTGGGTACTCGTGGGTAATATCAAAGGAGCAGCTGGTTACACTGGGTCAGCAGGGTCTGGTGGTGGTGGTAGTGGCAGTAGTATTAGTAACGGAACCAGTAATGTTGTTGTTGCTCTTAACGGCGATGTGTCTACATCAGTTGGAGGCACTTCAAATGTAATGGTAACAACTACTACAGGTATTAGTGTAATCGGTAATGTCAGTGCCGGCAACGGGTATTTTACTGGTAATGTATTTTCTTCATATTCTGATATTAGACTCAAAACAATACTAGGAACAATTGAACACCCAACCTATAAAGTCAGTCAAATTGAAACTTTCTACTATGAGCCAAATGATTTAGCTGTGTCGTTGGGCATATTACCTGGATATAGACAAGTTGGAGTTAGTGCGCAGTCAGTGCAAAAAGTAGTGCCCGAAGCAGTTGCACCAAGTCCAATCAATCAAGACTACCTGACAGTTCAATACGACCGCTTGGTTCCACTGCTGATTGAAGCAGTAAAGGAATTGACCACAGAAGTTGAACAGTTAAATGAACAGTTAAAACAGCAGCTAGGAAGTAAATAATGGCATTTCTAACTGGAAACACAGTATCACTTGACAACACAGGAATGTTTGTCCCATTAAAAGCTGCTGCATCATTGCCTTCTAATCCAACACAAGGACAAGTTATATACAACACCGATAACCATCGTATGGAAATATACGATACTGGTATATGGAAAGATGCCGCGGATATACGTCACGGAACATTTTTAACCAGAGTGGTTATTACAACTGGGTATGTGATGGGTGGATACAAAGACAGTAGTCCTTGGAAAAATGTCAATCGTATGGTACATGCTACTGACGTAATGACCAATTTGGGTGACCTGTTGACCTATGCTGGGGCGTACACATCAGGAGTTAACAATTTGACCAAAGGTTTTTTGTGGAGTACCACTGACTCAATGGCTGCTGGTACAACAACCAGTGCTTTTAATCTTGCCACAGAAACAAACGCTGGGTTGAACTCTGCCTGGAACACCTGGCAAGCCCATGATGATATTGCTACTATTTTTAAAGAAACACAGTATGCATACATTTCGGGTGGCACAGTTGAAATTGATCAATTTAATTTAACCACCGAAACCATGCAAGGTTTGATTTCTTCAGCATACTTTGGCGGAAGTGGAACTGGCTTTGGTGATGCAATATCAACTGACACTCATGGATATGCGTATGGAGCAGCCCTGGCAGTCAAGATAATGTTCAGCACCACAACCACAGCAGTAATTTCGCCAAATCTTTTAAAAACTAGTAGAAATCCTAGTAGTGATGGTACTGTGACTTTGGCTGGCTCATATACTTCGGGTAGTTTGGTAATACACGGCCAACAAAAAGGAATAAGCAGTAAATTGCAAAAAGGATACATTGGCAACGAAGGCACATACAACGGCGGATATAACTTGCGCAGAATAAGTTTTGTCACTGATACCAGTCTAGGAACTGTTGCAAAGCCAATTGGCAATTCTGGAGAAGAGAATTTTGATATGGGGCAAGCCCATCAGTACATGATGGGATGCTATACTGACGTCCAAAACAATCGAGGTTGGAAATTTAGTTATTCAACTGAGTCTGGATCCGAATTAGGAGCCGGATCATTAAGAACTGGTGTGCCAGGCGGCAGTTCGGGTCAATGTGTCTGGAAAGGATCATAATGGGATTTTATATAAATTCGTCAGTAGTTGCAGACGAAAATGGAGTAACGGTGCCAGTCTTTACCACAGCAACTCGCCCAGCAAGCCCGTTAACCGGTCAAATAATTTATAACACAGATACAGGTGTTATGGAAATACATGATGGTGGTATATGGAAAGATGTAATTAGTACAGCGTCTGGCGGATCGTTTTTGTACAGACAAATGATTACAACTGGGTATGTAATGGGCGGATACCAATCTACTAGTCCTTGGAAAAATGTCAATCGCATGGTACATGCTACTGACGTAATGACCAATTTAGGTGACCTGCTGACCACTGCAGGAGCATACACATCAGGTGTTAACAATCTTAGCAAAGGGTTTTTATGGAGTGCAGATAACAGTTGGCCTGGCACAAGTGCCACCACTGCGGCATTTTACCTGGCAACTGAAACCAATGCTGGACAAAATTCAAATTGGAACATGACCGTTGGTCGCAACGACAGCGGCACATTTTTTAAAGAACATTTGTATGCCTGGATTGCAGGTGGCGGCTCTAGCGGAGTTGATTTCTTTAACATGACCACGGAGACCATGGCATCCACTGGATTAACATCCTTGACCGGTGACAGTATGCAAGCCGGAGTTGCCACTATCAGTGACGAACTAAAAGGTTTTGCGTGGGGGGAAGGCACGCATAAGTATAGTTTTGTAACAGGATCTACCATGACAGTCAACACTAGCGGAACTGTAAACGGAAGCGGCAGTCAACAAAAAGGTATTAGCACAAAACTAGGCAAAGGATACTGTGGCAACGAAGGTAGCTACAACGGCGGATATAATCTGCGACGTTGGAATTTGATCACGGAAACCAATTCTGGGACTACTGCAAAACCAGTAACTGATTCAGGAGAAGAAAATTTTGATATGGGGCAATCTCATCAATACATGATGGGATGTTACACAGCAGCCGGTCAAAACAATCGAGGTTGGAAATTCAGTTACTTAACTGAATCAGGCTTTGAATTAGGAGCTGGTTCTATTAGAACTGGGGTGCCAGGCGGAAGTTCCGGGCACTGTGTATGGAAAGGATAAAATAATCATATGGAACAATCAGTGACTCAATACAAAGTAAGCGACTTATCAACTAATGTTAGTTTTTTAACCAACGACCACAAAGAACTTATTGTCACCGCAATATCGCAACACTGGACAATACCTGAATTTAAAGTTAAAAACTTCATTGGTAATGCACAGATAACTCCCTACGCCAAATTAAAACAGTACCTGTTGGAATTAAACACTAGAGAAAGTGCTGTAGAAAGCATGGAGTACGAATCACAAAAAATTGTATTTGAAATAGAAATCCACACCGAAGAAATGGAACAAACACCTAGTCCAGCACAGAAAAAACTACATCAACTTGAGGTGATGAAATTGCAACGAATGCAACGAAAAAGTATAGCTAGGTTACGAGATGCCTACGATGAGCGTGATATATATCTCAAATTGATTGACGAATTTAACAACAGCCATGAAGGATATCTTGAAGACGGTCGTCGTATTATGGATATAATGACCAACTCCTTAGAAACTGAAAAATTAGAAAAAGAATACTGGACACTGCGCTTGGCAAAACAAACAGCACTGGACATGATAGCATATGGTCGTGCTGGTGTGGGCAACATGGAAGCAGTTGGCATGTTAGAACCTGCACAACAGATCGAAGTGATGGAATTGGCATGTGACTATTTTGTACGAAACGAAATACGCACAAATAACATACTGAGTTATGTCAACGACAGTATCCAACAACTTGGAGTAAATGCACCAACAACAAAACTCTCATCTCAGTTGTACTTAGGCACCAAAGGAAAAGAAGATGTACCTACTGTTTAAAACTGTATCAGATCGGCAACTTGGAATAGTAAAACGAGCCGGTCACTATTTGGATTATGTACTGGGGTTCCTTGACGATTCAGTTAAAGAACTAGTGGACATTTCTCATTTGAAAGCCACCGTTATTACTGACACAGATGTTGCATTGTCCTGGAAGTTTGCCGGCAACTACAGTGGATATCTCAGTGTCAAAGCCAATACTTTGCCTGAGGAACAATTGCAGTTTTTATCAAGTTTGGAAGATGAAACAATCAAAGCCAAGTATTACTTGACAGACGCCAACAAAGACAACGCGACCAAGTTTATGAAAATTGCCATGCGCAAGATTGTTGACGACGTATACGATAAGCGACTAAAAGAAATAGACGCCACAAGTCAGCTGGAAATAACCAGCTGGGCACAGCAACGAGCCGAAGCAGAAGCATACACTGCCAACAACTCTTCACCAACACCAATGTTGACATCATTGGCCACAGCAAGGTCTATTACTACAGCAGAGATGGTGTCAAAAGTCCTTACTGCAATAGATGCTTATAATACCAGCATTGCTACATTGTTGGCAAACAAACAAATAATAGAAGCCAAAATTAAAAATTGTACAGATTTGGCTGAATGCAATGTGCTGTTACACACTAATTTTGGATACAATATGCCCGCAAACCAGCAAACAGACTTGAACTTCACCGCCGGAGCAGTGTATAATATATAGATGACACCTATATTTTCAGTTCCCATAAATCCTAAACTGAATCAAACTCAGTTTGATCAATTCTTACAATTTTTAACAAAGTATAAACCCTGGATATACGACTTGTATTTTACTTGCCGTATGCCACCGTTTATTCAGGATGCCATGGGCGATGTGTTTATATCTGACTCCGGTGACACCATTGACGTAGCATTAAAAATACAAGAATTTACAGGGATTCCTATCTCAGCCACATTCAACAATACAATGATACGGCCAAGTCAGCATAACCTAGATTTGTTTATTGGCAATTTTAAACTGCTGTACGATGCCGGTGTACGATCTGCTACTATTCCGCATACCCATTGGCTGGCCACAAAACAAATACAAACAGCTTTTCCAGAGTTGAATATTAAAAACACAATCTTGCGTAATGTAAACACTCCAATGGAAGTGGCCAAGTTGGCCGAAGCAGGATTTCACTATGTTAACTTAGAGCGTGACCTGATGCGTGACAGAGACACACTGATCAAGATGAAACGAGTGGCCACCAAATACAATATCAAACTTAGTTTGCTGGCCAACGAAGGGTGTGTTGGTGGATGTGCAATGATGGATGAACACTTTCAGTTTAACAATACTAGACAAGGTGAACTGCCGCAATATTTCAACGATCCAATCAGTAGGGTTAGTTGTCCAAAGTGGGACAAGGAAGATCCTAGTACTCCGTTAAAAACAGCAAACTTCACGCCCTGGCGCGAAGACTGGAACGAATTGCTTGGGTATGTTGATGTGATTAAAATGCATGGACGAGAAAGCGTGTCTCGTCTGTTTGAAACCATGGACATCATCAGTAGATATGCCAACAACGAAGACATATTGTTTGACACATTCAACGAATACATCAACGAAACCAATCTAGTAAATAAACCAATAAATGCCTGGCGTGACAAGATTAAAAATTGCAAGTTTGATTGCTGGGATTGTAACTTTTGCGACAAGTTATACAACGCAAAAAGCAAACAACAAAGTCATCCGTTGATACTGGCAGTAACAAAAGAGTTGGTTGACAGTGTAAATTGTTCTGTGGATGTAAATGTACAAGGGCTAACTAGTGTACGGGTACAACAATTGTTGTTTGCGTTATCACAGCATTGCGCACATTATTTAGAAATTGGGTCTGCACTTGGCGCAACAGCCAGTGCAGTAGCTCTTAATCCCAACATCAAAATTGATTGCGTTGACAACTGGTCACAACCAGACATACAACCTGAGTCTGGACTGTTTGATCTGCCAATCAACAGTAGATCAGTATTTGAAACAAATGTACAACATGCAAATCTTGTAATTCACGATCAAGACCTGCTGGCAGTTGATACCAATAAAATTGCCAATGTAGATTTGTTCTTTTACGATGGTCCGCATGACGAAGAAACAGTTACACAAGCTGTGATACATTACAAAGATTGCTTGGCTGAATATGCTATACTGATATTTGATGATGCCAATTGGACTGACACAGTGGTTGGCGCTAACCGAGGAATTGAACAGGCTGGGTTAACGCCGGTGTATTCTAAAATGATGCTGAACTCAAAAGAGAATCCAGGGCAATGGTGGAATGGCCTGTACATTTTGGTTGTTAAAAAATGAAGGTAGTTAGGTTTCCCATAATTGCAGCTGACTTGTTTACGGTCTCAGTGGGCACCGATGAGCAAAGGCAAACTCTGCTGGATGAAGCTCTAGCCCACCGCACAGCTGATCAGGATGTGATGGCATTTAGCAACGAAGGTTGCTGGCGTAGTCAATTCAAGTATCAAAACATTGAATGGTTATTGACCTGCCTTCGAGCCATAACAAACACAGCAATTGATTATTACATAGAAACAGACCATTCGTTTGCCACCAAAGTAAAACACTTTCAGGCACCCGAAGTAAAGTACTGGACCAATGTGAACGAACCAATGAGCAAAAACAGCCTACATAATCACGGATTGTACCACTTTGTGGGCCTGTATTACATGCAAGGATATGGCACTGGAGACTTGGTGTTTCACAACCCTAGCAACTTAACAGAAACTTGCAACCCGTATGCGCCCTTTATATCAAGAACATCTTGGGCTCCTAAAAATGGAGATCTGTTGGTGTGGCCAGGATGGATGCCACATGAAACGGAAATTAACATGAGCAAAGATCAGCGAGTAAATATTGCGTTCAACATACGCTTTCAAACACCACAGATGATATATGACTAAAAAAATTGAATTTTTCTCCAGTGTACCGGGTGTGGCCGAAACATTCCCTATTGTGCCAGCTCGACAAGTGTTGCCTGGATGGATACACCAAGCTCGAGCTGATTATATAAAACAAAAAGACAAACGAGAAATGCATATATTCAAATGTCCTGGCATATTTGAAATGTTTGGCACAGGCTACATAATCCCTGCCTGGCACGACTTTGAAATTGAGTGCAATGAAGTGGGGTTCAGAGTTACCATGCCTGACGGGTCACTGAGTACTTTGTTGGGCAAAGAAACTTTACAATCGCAACATTCAGATGGTGTAGCTAAATTTCTGCCCAAACGCCCCTGGAGTGTGGCCAGCATACTAAAAATCAACACACCTTGGCATGTGATGGCTCCGCCAGGAGTCAAGTTCATAATGATACCAATACCGTATACAGATGATCTCAGATTTGAAAGTTGTACAGGTATACTGGATCCGGGCATAAGTTCGGAGTTGAATGTACAAGGGTACTGGAATGAAAAAAGTGGAAAACATCTTGTCAAGGCAGGCACGCCGCTGGCACAGCTTATACCAATGACCGAAAAAACATATGATTTTGTTGTGCGAGATAAATCTGATCGAGACGAATTATGGATGACAAAGCGAAAGTACTTGAATTTCTTTGGTTTTGTCTTTAACAGACCAAAAATCAAAGAAGCATACCAACGTCATGTAGGAAACAAGTAAAATGTTCTTGTTAACAGGATTAGAGTACCTTTGGATGCTGGTATTCATTATGATTACCGCAGGCATTGCAAAAGAGAAAAATCTGTTTGCCAGTGCATTTGCTTACATCCAAGATACTGTCAAAAGCAATCGTATGTTGGTTGCACTGGTATCGGCAGTTGGTGGTATTTTACCCATTGAGGGGCGTGTTACTGTAAGCGCCGGCGTGTTAGATACCATGACATGCGATCACGGACACAGTAGAGAAAAGATGGGTATTGTAGATTACCTTGCCAATCACCATTACTATTTGTGGAGCCCACTAGAAAAAACTGTTATCTTGCCCATTGCAGCATTTGGGTTAACTTATGCCGCATGGATGACAATGATCTGGCCTTTGTTAGCAGTATCGCTAGCATTTATTGCAGGTTACATTTTCTTCATGGTCAAAGAAGAAGATATCCATATTAACCACACAGGCGAGTTTAAAATCTCTGCTGTACTACGAAATGTTGTACCGTTCTTTGTTGCAATAGGTGTTTACATTTACTGTGGTGGTGACAAGAATGTGTTTGAAATCTTTGGATTACTTGCATTGTACTACTGCTTGCTGACACAAACATGGGATTACAAAAAGTTATTGAGTTATATCAACTGGCAAGTAGTTCTCACAGTGGCACTGGCTATTGTGTTGGGAAACTATTTTAAATCCAATGAAGCAGTTTATAAAGCATGGATAACCGGATCCGCACTGGCCCCAACTACATTTGTGGGCATGTTGACTATCAGTGCCATTGGATTTCTCGCAAGTTTCTCAATGGGCAGTAGCGGAAAGTATGTGGCATTTGCAGTATTGATGTCGCAGGTATTTGGAGTTCAGTACTTTGTGTGGTTCTTTGCTGTTGATTATGTTGGATACTTGATAAGCCCTACTCATAAATGTGTTGCTGTGGGCAACAGGTATTTTGGAACACCGCTGACCACATATTATACAGCACTAGGTATTTGGAGTGGATTGTTGTTGCTAACTGCGGCCTTGGTGACATTTTAACCTGTTTAATTTTGGTAAATATACATTATAGGGTCAATATAACCAAAATTTGATGTATTTTCCCATCAACTCTACTGTTGGCATATATGAATAAATATCTAATAAAGAATATATGGAAATTACAAAGTTACAACCGTTTAATTTGAATAGTACTGCTAGCTATACCTTTGCCAACGTCACGGTAGCTAATATATCAGTCGGTAATTCAATACTACCAACCACCGGTAATACTATCAATATTGGTAGTGATACATTACAATTTGGCAATTTATATCTAGCCGGGAATGTTACAACAACTCGAGTTGTCACCACTGGTGGTGTATTTTGGGCCAATGGGGTGAGTTTTAGTAGTGGAGGTGGCGGTAACGGATATACTGGCAGTCAAGGCAGTGTTGGTGCAACAGGAATTGGCTACACAGGATCAACAGGTGCTACTGGCGTAACAGGATCGACTGGATCAACAGGTGCAACAGGAATTGGCTATACTGGATCAATCGGTGCAACGGGTGCTACTGGCGTAACAGGATCGACTGGATCAACAGGTGCTACTGGTGCAACCGGAATTGGCTACACAGGATCAGCCGGCATTACTACAACAACTACAACAGCAGCAGTGGCCAATATAGTTGGTACTACCAGCACATATACATCAATACCAGGTTATGCCAACCTAGATTACTCCGGTGCCGTAAATGACGCTTATACTGTAGACAATGGTGACCTATATGTGTGGAAAGGCGGCAATATTGCTGGTGTAACTCCGGCACCCACAGTAGAATACCTGGTAGTGGCTGGTGGCGGGGGCGGCGGTGGATGGCTAGGTGGAGGTGGAGGTGCAGGCGGCTATTTAACTGATACTGGATTATCTGTTTCTTCTGGATCTGCAATTACTGTTACTGTAGGAGCAGGTGG